TAAACTGCCTCCTCCTGTAATTGCCATAATTTTGTTTTTTTAATTTTTAAATTTATTATTTTTAATTTTAAAACCAGAAGAATCACTACCTAACACTTTGTACGTTGTACCACCTGCTTCAATTTTCCCATGACTTTGTCTTGGATTCATATCAACATTCTTAGCTTTAGCCATACTATTTTTCATAGCATCTGCTTTACCTTGGTCGTAAAAGTGTTTTGCAACAGCATCCGCATTCATTGCCGTATATAGAGATTTATGATAACCCTTAGCGTCTGTTAAAGCAGAGTTCTTATCCAAAAACTTTTTGGTAAAATTGCTTATATCGCTCTGAGTATTTTTAACCTCGTCAGCATTGTTTACATTAAACCTGTATTTTTTATCCCCGACGTTATATTCAAAACCTTTGAACTTGTCATTGAAAACCTGCTCGGTTTTCTGAGTAAAAATATCAGTGTTTGTTTTAACTGTTTTTTGAGTTACTTCTGACTCTTTGTTATACCTATCAAAGAAGTTGACGGCTTTTTGTTGCTCAGTTGTGAGCTTCGATCCAGCTTTAATTTCTTCATAGTATGTAGACTTTTGCCCGTCTAAGTGGCTTTTAGCGCTGGCAACTTGCTCTTTAAGCGCTAATTTTTTTCTACGTATATCTCTATCGTCGTCTATATCTTCGTCGTAAGAGAATGTATCTTCCATAAGGAAGTTAATTTCTTCTTGATCTAAATGAGGTTTTGTTTGCTTATAATACTCTTGCAATAAACTAGTATCATCTAATTTTGAGTAATCTTGATTAAGCTTAACATAGTCACTTAAATCTCCACCAGTATCATCCATAAAGTCCATTAACTTTTGAATATTCTCTGGTAATGGTTTTCCAGTAGCCTCAGCCTCAGCTATAGCTTCTTCAACCTGCTCTTCAACCACTTCAACTTCTTCTTCAGTAATTTCTTCTAATACTGGAGTTTCTTGTGTTTGTGCTTCCGTGTGTACTTCCTCTTGTTCTTGTGTGGCGTCGGCATCTTCAGCGCTTGCAACCACTCCGCTGTCGTCAGCGTTACTTTCTTTAACTTCATCTTCTTTTGGTGTTGGGGGTTTGCTTAAATCTACTTTTAAAACGCTATCGTCTCCAGCAGATTCAAATTTACTTTCATCAACCGTTTCTACGGTTTGATCTTGTGTAATCTCTTCGACTACTTTTTCATTTTCTTCTTCCATAATATAATATAATAATAATTAATAATTCTAACTAGGGTCAAACGAACCTAAATCAAATCCTCCACCTAGTATATCATTACCGGCAGACTCAAAGTTTTTAGGTGCTTTGCCACTATTTCTTTGCTCAATCATTTCGGATTGCTGTGTAGCTTGTATCTTTGTTCTTTCGTCTTTACGATCTTCTTTTTGTTTTTCTCTCTGCTTTACGCCATCAACCTCAATCCCTTTGAGTTGCATGTTGTATTGGAATTCTAATGCCATTAGTTGCTTTTTCATCTCTACTTCCTGCTGCATTTTTTGCAAGTCAATTTGGGATTGCATTTGACTTAGTTCAGCTTTACCAGCATTTAACGCTTGATTCTTTTGTATATCAGCTTGAGCGGCTGCTTGAGCAGCTTGAGCATTAGATTGTGTTTGCGCTTGGATATTCTCCATTTGCAATTGTCTATCTTTTTGCTCTTTCTTTTTTCTTCTTATTTTTAAAAGTTGATTGGCTAGCTTGATATTACGTATTTCTCTAAGATCAATAGCGTCCTCTAACTCTATGCTTTTTTGCTGTAATGCCATTTGAATATTGTTTTCAAGCATACCCTTCTCTTCCTCATCAGGTTGTAACTCTATAAATATACCAAAATCATATAAGTGTAACTCAGACATCTCTTCTAGTGTGGCTACGTTATGAGCTCCGATAGCTTGTATAAAAGCATCTTTAGTCGGAGAGTACTCTAGTATATCGGATATTCTCAATGAAAGACACTCAGCGGTCTCTGCTGTTAAAAATAAACCAGCTTGTAGTATATGTCTAGTTGCTGTGTTTGAATTTGCTGCCGCTAGTTTCTGAACACCAACTAAAGCATTTTTATCAGGCATACTACCATCCCTAGCTTCGTTAAGACCAGTTACATCCCTAATCATTTGTAAGTAGTAATTATAATTACCGATAAGGGCTTGCATTTTATTACCACCAGATCCAGATGTAATTTCTTGAATAGGAACTTTACCTGGATTCATGTCACCTTCTGACGTAAAGCTCCTTCCTATCACGGAACCAGTCTGGAAGAACATGTTTAAAGCTTCCTGCGGATTATAATTTGTTCCATTACCTAAATCTATCTCAGCTAATCCATCAGCGTCTAAATAAACACCATCTGGAACCATTCTAGATAATACTTGCTGTAACTTTAAATGCGTTAATTGAATCATGTCAGCAAAGCCAGTTATTCTTTTTACCAACGAGTCGATCTTACCATTGTACATTCTAGGAGCTACAATGGAGTAGTTCATTTTTACTTTTGTAAAGTCACTCTTAGGGCGCATCATATTTTTAGACATTTCCCACTTAAGTAATTTGTCGGTACCAAGAATCATAGCACCTTCGTAAAGACATTCTATAGACCTTAGCATTCTACTATACCCACCTTTTTTATCTTCAGGCGGGTTGTACTGATCGTCTCTTGGAATAATCTTATCTCCGCCTGTACCTGTTTCTTTAACCTTATAAACCTCGTTCATGTAGGTCTTATAGTTGAAGTATAAAACTTGAATTGTATTATTATCTTCTTTATCTTCAGAGTGTCTTGAGTTGTTATTAGATCTATTATTAGATTTATTTTTCATTATATCTTCAAGATCACTTTCTGACAAATGAGGGAATTGCTTTGCTAATTCATTAACTGGAATCGTCTTAGTTTCTCCAACATAGTATATATCTTCAAAGTAGGGAGACTCAGTATAAGAGTATACTAAGTTAGCGGGATCAACATAATCAATAACAACACCCTCCGAGGTGTTGAACGACGTTTTAACCGCACCAATCCCACATATAGTAAGGTCTTGATAAAATCTTTTTTTGATTAACTCATATTTATTTCCCTCAAACAAAACATTTAAAGCTTGTTCCTCAGCAAGTTCAACTGCTTGCTTGTAGTTGAGCTGCATGTGTATACCTAGTTCCTCACTAGATTCTGGTAGATCTTCATTAGCGATACTACTCTCCTTCGTGTCTATGTCAAACCTAGATTCAACCTCTTGGTTGAACTCTCGCATCTCCATATCGCTAAGTATAGCCTCCATGTACTTAGTACGTTTTTCAACACCATTAGGAGATTGAGAATAAGCTTTTATGTCATAAGTACGTTCAGCAATACCATTAACAACTATATCTACAAATTTAGAGATAATTGGAATTGGTTTCCAATCTAAATTTAAATAGGACAAATCACCGTTTATAGATAACTCATCCTTATACTTTTGAATAGACTGTTCGCCTCGAGCGTACAATCTTAAATTATGAAAATCATTACTATTAGCTTTATACCTATTAGAACCTCTATCGTTATTGAACCACTCTTGTTCTATAGCTTTACCAACTTTTAACCCATACTCATAGCTTAACTTCTCAGCATCGCTGACCGTTTGACTTGGGAAATAACTTTTAATGCCAGACTCTGCCATATTTATTACTTGATTATTTGTGAATTACTTCCAGTGTTTGTATATCTGGAAACGTTTATGTTTAGTTTTGGTTTTTCAACCTTTGCGTTTGGAGCATATAAATGTCTGTTGTTAGCCATGATAGCTAAACCAGAACTTATTGATGCATCATGCTTTGTTCTTTTGTTTATATCAAACTTTGTCCAATCATTTAAAAGCTCGTTGAAATAGCAATCACCAAGCGTTCCGTCCTGTTTGATACCTACGTGATCTTGAATATACATCTCAATCGCGGCGGCGTGTGCTTGTTTTATATCCTCACTTGAATTGGGTATTCCACCAACTTCTTTTTCCGCTACAGATAATTTATTCCATATCTTATCAGGTCTGTTCATACTAAACCCTCTATATCCTCTTCGTCTTAAATAATATAATAGACGAGGTTTATTGTTCTCTGCTAATATTGGCATCCCATAAAAAACTAAAGCCATTAGAACGTCTTCAAAGAACATCTCAGCTGTTGGTGGTCTAGATAAGTATTCTAAAAAGAAACTATTAGCTGGAGCATCTTCCATTGAGAATCTAGTTAAACCGTGCAAAGCTCCTTTGGATCCAACTCCATCCACTGTTCCTGATATATCGTAACTATCACAACCAAAAGCCCCCATGTGTTCGTTACCAGGATATTTTACACCGTTTTTAAGTACAACGTTGTTTTGTATTTGTTGAGGTGGAACCCAACTCACCTTAAACCTACCCTTTTTATCTGGATAAAATATTACTTGTGAATCCTTAACACCATTAACCCACTGAAAATTACCTTGAGTAATTCCTAATGTTCTAGACATCTCCTCGTTGTAATCTATCTGTTCGTATAATTTAACAAGATTAAATATACTTCCTTTTGTTTCGTCTCTAAAAGCGTGTTCTGTTGTTCTTGGGAATTGTCTGTAAAATTCGTTTAATCCGTCAGAATCATCTTTTAAACCATCAACTTCATTTTGCCAGTTATCTATTACGCCTACATCTATTAGTTCACCGCTTGGGTCGAACCGATCGACATCAGGAGTAGTGAAAACTGGAACTCCGTGCTCATCAATAAATCCTTCGTAGTTCCAT